ACCGCCGCTATCAGAGGACGATCCAGAGTTCAATGCCGCCTATGATATAATAGTCGCATTGCCGGATCGTAATTACGAAAACAAACGACGTTATTTCTTTCCAACAAAGGCAAATAATCCCAATAGACAAACCAGAAAAGGTTGCTCTACCGCATTTTTAGATGCAATACCGATTGTCGAACAAGTGAGAGCCTTACTCGCACATCCAACTATTAATGTAAACAAGGCAAAGGCGTATCGTAGTCAAACGGAAATAACACTAGGTGGTCCATCACAATATCCACTTATAACAGCCATATACGCAGGCAATATTAAAGTGATGAAGGCATTGTTAAAAGCCCCAGGAATCAAATTAGATATATCAGATGAATATGGAATGACACCGTTGGGAGCCGCATTTACATCTAAGCAAGACAAATATCCTAGAAAGGATATTGTCAACCTTCTACTTGCCACAAAAGGCATTTCAAAGTCATTTACATTTTTAGAAGAAAACAGCCGATTTTGCCGCCGTCCTGCGGAAATGGCAGGAGGCGTAGTAGCTATAAAGACTAAATCGTACGCAGACGGCAAGGAAGTTCATTACATACGAGGTCCAGAACTCTTCCAGGCTATTCAACAGGAAAATATACAAGAAATAACTCGTCTGTTACAAGATCCAATGATTGATATCAATTGTATTGTTGCCAATGAAGCAGGAATAGGAACATTTCCTTTGGCAGAAGCGGTTCGAACTGAAAATGAAGCAATTGTGCGACTGCTTTTAGCACATCCACGCCTTGATGTGAATAATAAATTAGCGTGTGAAACGGATTGGAATTATTTTCACGATTTACAGTTTATTGTGCCGACGGGTGAAACAGCACTTCATACCGCCGTACAACGAAGTTTGCGGATGGTATCGCTTCTTCTGACTCATCCAGCCATTGATGTAAATCAAGGAATGGTCAAGACGAAAGAAACTCCACTTATGTTAGCGTGTAGACATAGTCTTGTTGAAATTGTTAGACGACTTTTAAATGTACCTACCATTAATGTAAATCAGAAAAATTATAGAGGAAATTCGGCATTAATCTGTACAGGATCGATGGACTTCTTACCTGATAAACACAATATACGTTATATGGAAATGATTCAACGCATGCTACTAGTACATCCAACAATGGACCGTTCGGCAAGTCGTCAAATCCTATCAAAATGGTTTTTACAAAATAAAGATACAATTAGAGTCGTAAGTCCACAATTTATAGAGTATATTCTTCGAGTAGAAACAGACAGTCCTAAAAAGCGAAGAACGGCGCAATACTATGCGTTAATTCACGCGATTGAACAGTCATCGCCCCATATCAAGATGTTTATGCCTCTTCATATCAAAAAAGATAGATTATTACGTTTGGCGATCACAAAGTGTTCAGACAATGCTATAAAATTTATTATAAAGGGTATGACCGTTAAAAGTCTTAAGAAGACACTTGAATGGACATGTTGTAAATATTATAAAGAATATGAACGATTTAATTCTACTGCTGTAAATATTTTAAGCGAACAAATCCAGCGGTTGGGCGAGCTACGGTCGCTCACGGAAATGGATTTATTCGCAGCGCATTTGCCACTCTTGCCGGTGGATGTTCAGCGTGTTATTGGAAAAATGTTATGTGCTAAATGCTAGTATCTATTCTGTATCTACAACCGTCACAAGCGCTACCAAGCCAAGTGGGGAGTTGTAGACCTCAAACTCTTCAACGCTCCAAGAGTTTTCGCTCGTAATTGGTGGCATATGTGCTTGGGATGCGGCTGGAGTGCCGTACGTAACAATCCAGTTGCCTACACGACCGCTAATATTCAGAATATTTGTAAAGACTTGGTCCTGAACGGGCGCAGCCTTCCACGTCTTCTTTCCGTCTTCTTTGGTCACTTTAACGGGCGGTGACCGATACTTGCCGGTCATAACAACCCCTGCGATTACATTAGGATGCGTAGCGTGATGGAGCCCAACACTCTTGAGAAACTCACTATCATATTCGTACGCGGTCATTGTATATTTAATATCTTTCGTCTTGACCAAAAGAGTCGTCATTTTGCGTAAAATTAGTTCTACGTAAAAAGAATACATCATTTTTTTAAATCAAAAGTACCCCTTCTTTACCGGTGTAGAGATGACCTCCTCAGGAACATCCGTCACCGCAGCCACCGGCTTGGCAGGGTGGTGAGAATGGGTATGCGCAGGAGTATCATTGGTAGAGACTACATACTCATTCCAGTCAAGCGACCATAAGCCGACATAGTTACGTAGAAAGTTGAGCTGGGAGTAGACAAGCTGTAGATTCTCGGCAGAAATCGTGACGGTCGCCATTGTATAGAAAGACTAAAGCAGCTTTCTTTTAAATTCTAAACACCTTCTAGAATGAGCAATACTCCTCCGTATCCTAATACTCCCCCGTATCACGGATCTCCTTTGCGTCGTCAGATGACACTAGGAATACCAAATAATAATAATAATCTTGGCAGTAGCATTAGCCGCCGTAGCAGTAGCAATAACTTAAATAAGGCGCTCAATTTCAATGAGTTTAATAATCTGAACCGTGCCACTCCAGTATCAAACACGTCTTATAGCACGGTTCATACGTTCAGAACGAATAATGCGCCGGCGAACAATACAATAAGCAGCAACAAGTACAATAAAATGATGGAAAAGGCGCTCATGGGCACAAAAGTAAAGAAGAATCGTAAGACGCGTAAGGTGCGTAAGACTCGCAGCACCCGGAATAAGAAGCGCACCCAATCTCGTAAGTAAATAGATGGAATCGACCCCGCTAAAGTTAGCGGACGGAAATATCCAGTCGAACACATATTATGAATTTCCGCCGAAAAAACGCACGAAATTTGTCACAAAATTTGGTGCGTGGATTAAAAAAGTTGTAAAATTTTTTACAACCCCGCCAAATTAACTATTATAGACCTGCTGGTTTTGAATGGTCTGCGTATTCAAATTAACGCATGACGGCGACGTTGCGTAGTAATTGCCAGGTATATAGGGAATAGAACACGACGCCGTGACGTTTTGTGATAAAACTGTCTTATTCAAACCAGACGAATCAACGGACAACCCGTTAGGATTCAAGTTGAGTAGTAGCAGTTTTGTACCGGTGACAGGTGTTAGTGCAGATACAGGTGGTTGAAAATTACCCCAATAGACAGCATTACCTTTTGTCCAACGGAAACTGGTGATATAGCCAGCAAAGGTTGTGCTGGCAGTTTCAGGAATCTCATCACCGACCGCTAGAATATTGTAACCGGTAAAAGTGCTAGGATTTGGATACGGCTCTAAATTTCCTATATTGGTTGTATCGGCAAGATCGGAGCCGAGTTGCGAGCCGTTCATATACATACGAGTTACACCAGACTTGCGTACAAGTGCCATATGAACCCAATTTCCTACAAGAGATGCCGCAGGAACCGTCGCAAACTTATTTCCATTGTTTCCACCATAGGCACCGCCGCTATTTCGCCAATAATAAATATCACGACTGGCACCGTTAACTTCTTCGCTCACAGCAATAGAGCAGGTAAGAGAACCGGGTCCTGGACCGAAATAACCAAGAGAAAACACACGAGGATAGGTGGCACCGGCAGTCAAATTCTGAAACCACTCAATGGTGAAATCGCCAGTACCGAGATAGAAATCGCCGTCAAATGGAATCCCGCTGTAAGATACGACATTATCTAAATAATTTGCCGAGCCGGCAGTGTAGAGATTTAGATTGCCTTTAATAATCGATTTTTGTTGCGGTGTTAGAATCTGTTGCTGCTGGGTAAGTTGCTGTGCCAAACGAGACCGAATACGCGAGGACTCGTCCATTTCTAAAAAATATAGGTAAATTTATTAGCGCCGCTGCCGCGTATCTTCTACCATGCGGCGACCATCCCCATTACAATCGCAGCACATCACGGATTCCACAATCATCTCCCACCCCTTGCCGCGGCACCGGTCGCACACTACCTTCTTCGACGAATCGTTGTTACAGGTGCGACACCACTCTTTGGTGGATGGATAGAGCCACCCCTGCCCCTTACAGTGCTTACAATCCACATACTTTGGCATTTTGTTAGATACCCAGGATAAATTTCAACCAAAAGATTCATTTTTTTACCTTCCGGAAAAAATGATATATATTCTATATATACTTTTTTTCAGTTTCAAAGATAAATGCAAAGTTGTCGTGATTGTTCCAAGGAATATCCTCTAGAGAAGTTTACAAAAAATAAACGAAATAAGAATGGTTATGATAATATTTGTAAAGAATGTGCTAAAGTAAAATATAACGCAAACAAAGAAATAATATTAGCAAAACGTGCCGAATTTATAAAGGCAAATCCTAATTATATGAAAAAGTATAATGGCAAATATAAAGAAAATTGTAAAAAACGTTACATTAAAAATAAGGAAATAATTGCTGAAAAAACAAAAGAGTATAGAAAAGCAAATCCACTTATTATGAAAGAACGTAATAAGAAATATAGAGAAGACAATCGTGATAAAGTAAATAAATATGCACGAGAATGGAAAAAAGAAAAACGCACAACTGATAAGAATTATTTATTGAGAGAAATTACTTCACGGCGTATACGGTATGAATTGACAACCAGAAAAATAGGAGAAAAGGAGTTTAGAACGCACGAATATTTAGGTTGTACCTTTGATTACTTTCGTAGATATCTTGAAGTGCGATTTGAATATGGAATGTCATGGGATAATTATGGTGATATGTGGGAATTGGATCATATTATACCTTGCGCATCTTGGAACTTAACCAATCTCTTTGAGAATCTTTGTTGCTGGAATTATAGAAATATACAGCCATTATGGAAGACAGAAAATAGATTAAAGAAAGATAAGTTTGATGATACTAAGAAACTATGCTATGTGGAGCGAATGAAGGTTATATTGGCGGGATAAAAATTGACGGTTTAAAGTTTTCGTACTGTATTTAGCATACAAACCATTATGGGTTTCCAGGTCTTTATTAAAACCTTGACAGGCAAAACTATTACGCTAGATGTTGAGCCGTCTGATACAATTGAAGCCATCAAAGCGAAGATTCAGGATAAGGAGGGAATTCCAGGTGATCAGCAGCGCCTTATCTTCGCCGGCAAGCAGCTAGAGGACGGTCGTACCCTCAGCGACTACAACATCCAGAAGGAGTCTACGCTTCACCTTGTTCTGCGGCTCCGTGGCGGCTGCTAATTACGGCGATAACGCCGTGATTTACGTTTTTTACGTAATGTTCTACGTCCTCCACGATTGGCACTATTAGGATCTCCTCCTGGAGGACCTAGGTATCCGCCCAGTGCCATAACTATTTTCTGGTTATCGTCATTACCAGGATACATCATTGCCATTATGACCGCAGCTTGTACTGCATTTACCATTCCTCGACCTACTGGATTAGGAATTTCTATCGTCTTGTCCGCACCATGTGCTAGAAGTATACGAACAAGATCTATGTCCGAGAGACTTATTGCCAAGTGTAGGGGTGTAATTCCTCCATTTCCACGATAGTTCACAGGGGCTCCTTGCTCCAGCATTACCCGAACGCCTGCGTTGTCACCTCCATTGTGTTCTATCTCATACATAAGCTGCCTACCAAGCGTGTTTGCGTTCGCCATGTTTATAATGTGCCAATAAAAAAATTGAAACTTCCCCTGCCAAATCGACAACCAAGCACAATGGAACATGCACAGAATGGCAGCAAAATCAGCGATATTGAAGATTACTGTAAATCCCTACCTATTGATTATAAGTGGCGAGACTTAACAATGCCCGTAACCCAGCAAGACGTCCTACGACCGATTCTTTACGAGATGCTTGAGCTGTTAGAGCAGGGCGTCCCCAAAGAACAAGTATTTCGTGAGCTCCAGCGGAAGCATCATATCTCCATCAAGCCGCGCCACTTTACCCAAGTGTATCTTGCCGAGCAAGAACTCGGTTTGATGAAGCGGAGTCACCTTTTAGAGAACGCACTGATTACCAGCCGCTGCCGCGGTGTTTCGGGTGTCTCGGTCATCACTATCTTCCTTTCGCCCTACCCAAACGGGCAACAGTTCACGTGTAAGTGGAATTGTAACTATTGCCCCAATGAGCCAGGACAGCCACGTTCCTATTTGTTCGGAGAGCCAGGTGTTCTTAGAGCAAACCAGACCGGCTTTGATTGTGTGAAGCAGATGCTTGCGCGAATCAAGGCGTACCAGGTAAATGGGCATCCGACCGATAAGTTTGAGGTACTTATCCTAGGTGGTACGATTCATTCCTACCCCAAAACGTACCTTGAACAGTATATGCGAGATATCTTCTATGCGGCAAATATTTGTGCCGATAGCAATGACCCGCCAAGGGAGCCGCTCACTCTTCAAATGGAGAAGACCCTAAATACCAATAGTGAACATCGTGTGATTGGTGTAACGGTGGAAACTCGACCGGATTGTATCACTCCTGTGGAGCTTGTAGATTTCCGTCGTTGGGGTGTCACGCGTGTCCAAATTGGCATTCAGCATACGGATGATGAAATCTTGCGTAAAGTGAATCGTGGTTGCAGTCATAAGCACACCCTAAATGCCCTAACATTGCTACGCAACAGTTGCTTCAAGGTAGATATTCATATTATGCCGAATCTGCCAGGTGCCACACCAGACAAAGATAAGATGATGATGGATGTGGTCCTTACAAGCCTACATCCTGATCAGGTAAAGGTGTATCCGTGCGAGACTACACCGTTTACAAAGATTCTTGAGGACTACAAGGCAGGTACTTACGTTCCCTACAACGACGAGCAACTGGAGGAAGTGGTCATTTATTGGAAGACACGGGTCCATCCGTGGATAAGGAATAACCGTATTGTACGGGATATTCCGAATGGATATATTGTGGCAGGAATTAAGACAAGCTCGCAGCGCCAGGATTATCAGAAGGCTATGGAAGATCGTGGGCTCATTTGCCGTTGTATTCGTTGTAGGGAGGCAGGGCGGCATAATGCCGATCCGGCTGACGGAAAACTCAAGGTGCGCTCATATCTGGCTCAGGATGGAATGGAGTATTTCGTTTCGTGGGAATCAGAAGATGAACAAGTCTTATTTGGATTCTTACGGCTGCGTATTCCTAAATACGCAGAGACACATGAGGTGTTTCCTGAGCTTGCCCAAACGGCACTGATCCGCGAGCTTCACGTATATGGCAGGACGTTTGCGGTGGGGGAGCAGGCAAAAAATGGCAAGTCAGGTAATACACCGGTTGCTCAGCACTTGGGTATTGGTCAACGACTTCTTGTAGCCGCCGAGAACCTTGCTAAGTATGAAGGATATGAGAAGCTAGCAGTGATTTCGGGCGTCGGTGTACGTAATTATTACGAACGCTTTGGCTACCAACTCGCCGAAGGCGAAGGCGAGTTTATGATGAAGATGATTCGCGAACCATCACTATATGAGTCATTCGTCCAGTTCCTTGGCAGTCTTCGCATCGTGTAGGTTCAATGATACGAACATAACCACATCCACCACACTCAGTACACGCGACCGACGACTTTCCATTACATTTATAACAGTCTTTTTTCAAGAGTGGATATATCATAGTATCACCTTTACATGTGTCACAGACCGGTAACTGTGTAGCTGCTTGATTACATAGATTAGAACCTGTATACGACATTCTAATCTATGGAAGAATAAACCCAACTTAAGCGGACGCAGAACCAACATACGACTTGTCCATCTTAACGGTCATATCCTTTTTGACATTTACAGTATTCCAGCCGGAGCACGAGTACGCCCATGTCGGAATATTCTTATCTTTGTAGAGTCCATTGTTTCTCTTGTAATATTCAATGGCTACATCAGGAATACAGAGTTGATTCATACCAAAGCAGGTGGGAACCGCCAGATTTCCAGCATTGTTGCCATACGCAGCAACCTCCGTAGCACCGGTCTTATACCAAACAACTTGGGGGATTTGCGCAGGGCAGACAACGGATGCCGCCATATTTAGAGCACTACAGAGTTGCTCACCAGGTGCTAATGGACCCGCCAATTTACAGTACTTCGTCTTATCAGCATTATCGGCGGCAACACAGTCGTAATCGTCTAGATCAGGATTATTTAGACAGCATTTGCCAATGCTTGCGTAGTTAGGTAAGGATGCCGGGCATGACGCCTGTTGCTTTGCGTGATTATCTACAATCAGAGACGAGCAAAGGGGTAATATACGGTGTTTGTTGCGGGGATCAGGTGTATTAGGGCGGAACGCACATAGCGCCGACTCATCGGCGACCTCACAGGTATGCGTGTAAGGATTGATGCCGCCGCGGCAACAGAAGCTATCACCGCGCCGGTCCGTGAAGAAGTTGTAACCGCCAGGGGGGCAACGCGGATTATCGAGTACAGGTGCTGGCGCAAATCCCTCAATATTTCGGGATATCATCTGTACAAATTTACTGATGAGTGACTTATCATCGCGAAGAACGATTATAAGGATTATGCCGAGAATGGCAAATATAAAGAGGAAAGGGACCCACTGAATGCTCATTACTACCTTACTGTTTCATTGGATTTTCATTTTGATATATCGGTGGGAGACGGAGGACACCACCACCAACGCGGCAATTTGAATGCCCATTTCTTAACAAAGTTCCAAAAGGAGCCGTGGGGCTGACTATATGCTAGAAACGCATAGTACGCAATTGTACATATAACAGTCAATGCTACAAGTGCCGCCAATACATAACTTCCTATTGTTTCTATATCACCGGGTTGTATACCGGGATTTTGCTTATCGGGATCAATACCGTTTACGGCGTTTTGCATTTTCATCATATGGGTTGGCTGCGGCGGTAGCCCCTCGCCATTAATATATACCTTATCATCAATAACATCTTCCTCTTCATCAAGTTTGTAACACTTGAGCGGAACCTCCTCTTCTTTATCGGATAGAGGGGATGCATAACCGGCAGGTTCGGCACCGACGACTGGGTCGTCGCAGTGCGGAGCCCCTTTTTGTATATAATAATCGATGTCCTCTATGATGGGCGGATTACACGTATTCGAGCCCATAGTTCCTTACTACGGGCAACGACTTAGTCCTTTGGGCATAACATTTGAGGGACGCTTGACAATTTAAATCCAGTTCCTGTTGATGGCAATGCCACAACCGCTTTCTCCTTAAAATTCAAGACATCAAAATATGTCTTACCGTATACATACCATTGAACAAACACTGCAATAGCGGCACAGACAGTTATTCCCAAAAGGATGCCAAAGAATATACTGAGAGCGCGCTCGATATCACCGGGCTGTATGTTCGCAGGCGTTGACGGTGTACCGGGGTCTATTTTTCCTAAATCCATAGTATTCAAGTCGTTTTGGGTTTGCGAAAGTTCGTCTTTTAAGGTAGATGTACCCCCCTTGGTCATATCAATACGAAGCCCTGCGGCACCACCAGGACGAATTCGCTTACAGGTCATCGAATCAATAGGAACACCGTTCGAGTCTTTTACACTTGGTAGTGCCACGGCATCACCGGCTTCAATAATAACGTTTGTAATAAGCGTTGTAAGTTGTGTAAAACGCGCATTGGATGCCTGATCATTACTGACGGGGGGTTTTACAAGTTGTTCAAGGGGGTCGTAGTCGTTGGCGCCCACTGGACGCGGTTTCCGCGCAAGTTGACCGTTCAAACGATCATAATCCGCAACCGCCATACCAATCGCATTCTGGCAAACTAAATACCGTACATTATTTGTTGGAGATAAAGATATATCATTACAGGTTTTGAGTGTATCGGTCGTGCTCAGACGTAATAGAAAGTTAAATCCATTATAGGCAAGGAACTTAGGTTTTGGGGGTAAAATAGAACCTAGTGTAGGACGGTTCGCGGTGACACCGGTGCTGAGGGTTGCGAAGTATTTCTGGGATTTTGGATTTATACGAATACCAGATTCTACAGGAATACATAGCATAATTGGTGACTGCGGTGTCGACGATGCCTGAGATGGATTGAACACTGTGACAAGTTCGGCATCGCAGACCTTCGCCTCACCGGCGATTTTATGTATACCAGGTATACATAGATACGATTGTGATAAATTATACATATATCCGTTGAAATGTATAGAGGTTGTTGGATTTTCATTGACATTGAAGAAGAAATCAACCGGACCGGTATAATTTCCTGGACCTGGTATCTGAGAAATTATACGTAATTTACTTGTAGGACTCTCAGCAACATTTTGTAGTTTCAATCCTGTAGGGAAATTCACGGGAGTTTCCTTACAGCTAAAGTAATTATCAGCAATCTTGGACATCTATGCCCGTCTCTGATTTTCCTACGTTTTTTAAGTAAGCCCGCAATCCGCTTATACGGGCAAGTAGCGGGGCGTGGAGTAGCGGAAAACATTGGCGGTGTACGCCTGTCCTAATATAGGTACACCGACCGAATCGCCAGTAATGATCTCGTCGCAACCGTTATCATCGTCGCAATCGCGACGCTTGAATTGAAGGGGGACTTGAACAGGATTCATACCGTCAGTGCGTGTATAATAGTTCCAGCGGTCACGATTTGTTGTGAGTTTACGTCCGAATAAGGGCAGTATTGTACGATTGGGCGAGGCAGACATATTTGTGCCACCGGGCGCTGTTAGAACGCCGATTTGCTGGTACGTATCAGGATAGCCTTGGGTTTGGACGTTTATGGGAATGATAGCACCAACACCGGCGGGTATGGGCGGGGAGACAAAGCCAGGGTCGGGCGGAGTGTAATAGGATTGTTCAGGGGCGAGGGGGGAGAAACGAGGATCGCCGGTACCGCGAGTGGGCTGCGCCCAGGGTCCTAGCGGACCAAGCGGACCAAGGGGACCAAGCATAGCAGCAATACCACCTCCAACGCGAGGTGCCGTTTCCCGTGTAGGAACAACGGCGACCTTTTCTTCTGGCGGTGCTCTATAAAGAGGCTTCACCTCGCGCGCTGGTACATGTGTCTGACGCCATAGGAATGCTAAAAATCCGAGTATAATTACAACAATACAAATAACGCAAAAAATAGTACCGATATCCATACAGAAAAAGCCAGGGGGGCAGCTACCGCCGACCGCGCTGCCGCCGCCACCACCACGCATCTTAAATCGGCTGCTAATACCGCGCGCCATCCTCTGTTGTGTCTTACGATTTTGCTTTTTGCGAATTCATATATTCACGCGCCAGCTCTACCGGCGACATTGTGCTACGGCGCATCGCATCGGTAAAGAAGGAGGGATTTAGAATTGTACCGGCAAGACGCTCGATAAGTTTGAGAACGCGTGCGATAGTCGCCTGATCGAGTTGAGGAACAGCTTGACGAACGCTGGATTCAATCGCCGAAATATCCTGCTCCGAGAATCCTTCGGATATAATGACTCCGCGGCGTACATAGTAGGTGTAAACAATTGCCGCAGTGAGAAACGCAGTTAGTACAATAAATGCGATAAGAACGCGCATTATTTACAGGTTCGTGCTAATTTAATTTGATTATAAGGACGACTTATTATCAAATTTAACTATCAAATATTGTTCGCATTTAGTTTGCCATCTTGCCATTACCGAAGTAGCCCTGGAACATCTCCATCATCTGCTTACCGTCGGTAATGAGCGGCTTGAGCGTCGCCAGTGTGCCCATTAGCTGCTTCTGTGTCGCCATTAGCTCTTGCGTATCCTTCGACATCGACGCAATCTGGTCGGGCTTGAGCGACTTGTAGGCGTTCATAAACGTCGTACCGGCATCAAGGTGATAGTCCTCGTCGTCACCCTCGCTGGGCATCTTGTACTTCTTACCCAATGTTAGAAACTCAGCACGCTTGCCGTTATCGGGGGGAGGATTTGCGCGCTTCGCCTTCTTAACGACCTTCTTCTCGGCGGACTTATTCTTTGTCTGAAATCCCTCCTTATGTGCCTCCTCGTGCTCCTCGCGCTCCTCTTTTCCCTTATCGGTTAGGTAATCCTCCTCGCTTAGCTCATCGCGCGCATCATCGAAGCCCTCTAACTTCACCATAGGGGTCCGGGAATAGTAGAGTGCTACTAAAGATACAAGCGCGCCAAGAACGCTGCTAACGAGTACATTACCACCCGTGAGAACGTAGAGGATGAGGGCTACACCGGCACCGAGACCGACTGTCTCGGGTTGACCACAGTATAGAACATAGGTGGCAACAATCGCAAAGACCGCATAACCGGCACTAGTTTCTAGGTTGCCCTTTACCAAGGAACGAAGCGACTTCATTCGTATGACTCTAAATTACGGTGATTTTTTGTTCATAGACCAAGAGCAGACGCCGCCAGCTTATAAAGAGCAAAGAGTACACCGGCAAAGAGGGACTTGGCAATGAGTCCGAGCCACGAGAGCTGTCCGCCGAGGCTGAATGCCCAAGTGGCATACTTGCTTAGAAACGTTTGGAGTACCGGGAGTGACAGAGTAAATATTAGCACAGCAACGATAAGCGGATCGATGAGGCGGTCGAGAATATTGGACCAAACATTCTTCTTCGGCACTACAATGCTAGACTCGTCCTCGTAGGGGACAAAGTTGGGCTGCTGCTGCTGTACCATCATTGGAACCTGTCCATTCATACCGCCCATACTGCCCATACCGCCCATACCGCCCATACCGCCTATAGGCATCTGGGGCATCTGGGACATCTGCTGTATCATCTGGGGGGGAGGCATCTGGGGTGGCATCTGAGACTGACCGGCGGCAACGTCGGCACCCGACGCATTCATATCACGTAGGATTTCCGCCATACGGCTCGCATCGGCTTCATTTGGCACTTGACCCGACTCAAGCGCATCAAGGGGAGTTCCATTTTCGGGAGAACCAGAGCCAGACATTGGGTTTAGACTGGAAGCAGAGAATCGGGGCATTTCTAAAACGCGCCTGATTCTTTGTTGTACAGCGTCATACTTAACCTAGTGCGGCAAACGACATCGTATCTACAACGGTGATCTTACCGTCCTTGGGTGGGCATTCAACCGTTTTTGCGTCGAATTCGACACATTTAGAGCCAAACTGATAAACAGAGCCGCGGATTTCGTTGACGGGCGGACCGCGGATAATTAGGCAGTCAGGTCCATTACAAAGGGGACGGAAGATTGCCGCAAGACCAAAGCCGAGTACAATGCTAATTAGTGTAGCAAATCCTGGGCGGTCAATGATGTCTAGAAAATTAAACATCCTTACTTTAATAGGAGATGAAGTTTTTTAATAAGTTGGAGTTCTTTCCTTTCTTATTTGGACTTGCTATGGGAATTTTCTGCGTCTATATCCTCAAACCGGCTCCTATGGTCATTTCAAAGTATCCCACACTGGAAAATGTCGGCGAGTTAGTGTATCGCGATAGAAATGGAGCGTGTTTCAAATATGAATCGAAGACGGTGGATTGCGATAAGGCGGAAGATCGTATTAAGCCTTACCCTCTTCAGTAAACGGAAGAATACGCCCCGAAAGTGCGGTGGGTTCCGTTACAATACGATAAAGTTCGTTATGAAACCGTTTATCACTATGTGTAGCATAGTCCAGATCTTTTACTAGAAGTTCTGTTTCTGCTTTGATATAGCGTACTGGGTATAGTGCGGCGGAAAGTGTCGCCTCGGCTTGCTCCATAGAAATGGTTGCTTTGGCTACATCGAGAGCGAGGGCACTACGAATAGATGGTCCTTCAGCCTCGGCATTTTTCCAAGTCTGTGTGATCTTTAGTAATTCTGTTTCCGCCTTGTTTACAGCGTCAGACGCCGCTGATACACGCGCGGCTTGTTCTTCGCGTAGTGTTTTCATAGTATCTTCGGCGGTAGCCCGGAGTTGTGGAAATTCGTCAACGGTTCCGAGAACAAACTGCGCATCGACGGCTTTTGTAGAGGGTATAACCTTCTCAGGTGAGGCGATGGCGGTCTCAAAGTTCTCTTTATATTTGATGGGGTCGAGGACAAGGTACTCGCCCCCACGGCGAACGACGTTACCGTAGCGGGATTTGTATGCTTTGAGCCAATCATCGATAGTATCAATCTTTCGAGGATCGATTGTGCGTTTTGCGCGGGTCGCCATTCTTTTTTTCAGGGATAGAGAAAGAAGAAAAGAATGAATATGACATTTACGATTTGTTTGATAATTTGTATGTTTCTCTTGATGGGTATGCTTCCACTACTGGTGTTTATGGGATTGGGTTCGGCTCTCGGTACTCAATCCGGTGAAATCCGTGTGCTTATATCGTTTTTCTTATTTGCGGGCATTGTGGCGTTCCTTGCGTCACTGGGAATCTTCACACTTATACAAAAGGAGGACTGTGGCAAGGTGGAAAGTATGACAAAGGCGTTGAATAATGCTGGATTAGCATTATTCATACAAGTAGCAGTTCTCGTATTGGTGTGGCTGGTTACACCCTTACGTGGAGTTGTTACAAATTTACTACCACCGGATATTGATACAAATATCAGCGATGGACTCGCGTATGGATATTTCGGTGGGTTTGCCGGTATGTTTAGTACATTAATTGGCGCAAGTTTCTCGAGTATGTGCGATGATGTAGTACCTCCAGTAGCAGCAGCACCGGCTGCGCCAAAAGCTTAGGCTTGCGGTGTTAGATTCGTAAATGTAGGCGGTTCGTGACCGAAGTAGACAAATCTAGGTATACCGGATGGTTGAGGTTCTACGATATAGTAACCGGGAAGTTGCGCAGGAGCAGGCGTGCTAGCAACAGACGGTAGTTTGGGAGCACGCGGCGCACGTACACGAGGTGCGGGAGTGAGAGCCGCTTCTGTGTGTAAAACTTGCGACCCCATTGGCGTTTCGGTATAGCGAACTTCACTGATAGGTGTGGCAATGTGATCTTCGGGTGCGGAATTGAGGACAACGTTTGCTACAAATACATTCCCGACACTCGCAAGCGCATAGGATATAAACGCCCACACAATCGTAAACATCCAAAACGGGAATACGGTATTTCGATGACTGCTATCGAGACCAAATTCCTTCCACGTTCCATTATCGGGGTGAAACATCGTACTGGGACGTATATATAATATAATGGCTACGCCCACAATGTAAATGGCGAGTGCCAAATAAAGAACAGACATTCTTCCCTATTAAACTGAAGAGATAAAGACCTACCGTAAAAACCACGCCCCTAATTAGAATGGCTTCACCTCCTAGACCACCTCGCCCCCCTTTGCGTGTAGAGGACTTTGCGGTGCGGCGCCGTAATGTAGCTCCTGCTCGCATGAACATGAATCATATTAATGATGTGGTCGTTCAATCGTTTTTGGAGTTGAATCAGGCAGGCATACCGG